CAGGACGCAACTTTACCCAGTGGTCGGAAGTGGCCACCCAGAACACCAACGTGGCCGCGACAGCGACCAAAGCCGCCGTCAGTGGCCAGATCCACTTCATCACCGGCTACAGCGTCTCGGCTGGCGCCGCGCCAGCCGCTGCCGTCAGTGTGACGATCACCAACGGCGCCACCACCGTGGAGCGGGTCGAACTGCCCGCCGCAGCGTTTGCCCCGATTGCGGTCAACTTCAGTGCGCCGATCCGGTGCGACGAGAACGTGGCGGCGGCGATCACCTGCCCGGCGGTCGGCGGCGTGACGCGCTCGACTGTCGTGCTGCGTGGCTTTACGATCTTTGCCTAAGATGACCGACGCGCCGCTGGTTGCCCTGATTGTCAGTGGATCGCTGCTCTTTGCGGTCCACCGGCTGGCGTCGGCGTGGGAGCGGGTGGCAGAGGTGCGGGTGCCACGGGAACCTTTCCCGTCAGCGCCCGGGATACCACCGGCGGTTGAGGTGCCGGACGACCTGATCGCCGTGGCCATGCAGGAAAACGAGGTCTGGGCGCAGGAAGAGATGACCCGCGTCATCCGAGAGAAATACGAACAGTACCGCGACTGGAATAAAGTCCGGGCCGCGATGGGTTTTGGCCGGAGAGATGACGCATGACGATGCCGCCGCTGGACAACGAGGCGTTTACCGGCGCCGTGCTGGAAGACGACCTGGCCCGCATCATGGAGGGCCTGTCGCTCAACCCGCTGTCGCCAAACGAGCAGGTGGCGCCCAATCCGCCGGAGGACACGGGCGAGCCGCTGGCGGAGCGGGAGGCCGCGCTCGTTCGCGCCCTGTACGGCTACGATATTCCGCTGGCCGATCCATCGCTGGTCGAAGACCGGGCCGCATGGGCGTCGTGGTGCCGTGGGCTCTGGGACTCCCGCCGGGAAGCCGTACAGATGCACCTGCATTTGACTGAGCGGAACCGACTCTTCCGCGCCGGTCAGCAGTGGATTTCCGCGCAAGGACTCGGGCCGTGGCGGGAGCCGTCCCGCCCACGGGATGCCGCCCGCGTGGTCTACAACATGGTGGATAAGGCGCTTGACCAGCGCCTGCAGATCATGATGGACCAGAAGCCGGGGTTTGCGGTGACCCCCACTACCCAAGACCCGGAAGACAAGCGGAAGGCGCAGGCGCAGCAGTTGGCGCTGGAGTATCAGTTTGAGCAGCAGATGATGCTGCGGATCGCCCGTGAGGCCGGATTCTGGGCGCAGACGGACGGCGTCAGCTTCTGGCATATGCACTGGGATCCAGATCGTGGCCCGTGGGACGAGCGACTGGGCGAACGGCCCGGCCAGCGCAAGCCGCTAGGCGACATCGGTTGTCAGACCCTCCGCGTCGAGCAGGTCCGCGTGTCGCCCAATGCGACCGCGACCCAGGCGCCGCATTGGGTGGTTATCCGCGAGGTGATTGCCAAGCAGGAGGCCGCGTTCCGGTACGGGTTGACCGGCTTGGACGCCAGCGCCTCCAGCCTGCAGACGGGCAATACACCGACCTACAGCGGCTCAGAAGGCATGGGCGCGTGGGTGCTGACACAGACGACAGTTGGCGAGGGGCAGCGGCTTCGGGACGAGGAAGTCACTGAGCGCTTCACCGTCTACCTCGCGCCCCATCCGGATGTCCTCCCGGAAGGGCTCCAGATGGTGGTGGTCGGGGACGAAGTCGTGTTTGGCCCAGCCCCACTGCTCTGGGGTGTGATCCCGGTGGTGCCGGTGCGCGACGGTAGTAGCGATCCGTCGTATTACCCCCGCCCGGTGATGGAGCAGTGGATCGACCATCAAATGCGCGTCAATGCGCTGCTCTCGAAGTGGGTGGAGAACATCCGGGTGAACGCGGGTGGCCGGTTCCTCACGCGCCCCAACGCGATTGCCACCGAGACGTTCATGGGTGGCGTGACCTCCATGATCGAAGTGCGTGGCGCTGGGTCGATGTCGGAATCCATCCAGCCAGTCAACGGGTTTTCCGTTGGCAACGATGTCAAAGAAGCGTTGGCGCTGGAAAAACAGGCGTTCGAGAACGCCTCCGGCTGGAATCAGGTCAGCCGGGGACAGGCGACGGGCGAGTCGGGTCGAGCGATTATTGCCACCCGCGAGCAGCTGGAGCGGGTGTTCAGCCCGGTCGTGACGGCGCTGGCCCATGCCTTTACGGACTGGGCCAAGGTGACGTTGGCCGGGATGGCCTGGGGCTACAACGTGCCACGCGCCTTGGGCGCCGTTGGCAAAGGTCGGCCTGATCTGGCAAGAGCGGTCAGCGCATCGGACTTTGATGGCCAGTCGGACGTGAAGGTCGAACCGGCCACGATGATGCCGATGCCGATGGCTTTCCGCATGTACCTGCTGGACAACTGGCTGCAGTCCGGGGTCATCGATATGCGCGAGTATCGGCGGCGGCAGATGTTTGCCGTGGCCCGCGACATTTCGACGCCGGATGAGGATCAGGAAGCGCGGGCCAAGCGGATTGCCGACGCGATTCGCATGGGGACTCCGGCGCCTGAGATGCGCTGGCAGGACAACGAAGCAATCCATCAGGACGTGTTGGAGCGGGAGATCCTGCTGCAGGACGACCTGGACCCGATGGTTGTGGCGTCGGCACAAGAGCGGTGGACGGCTTTGGCCAATCAAGCCGCACAGAAACAGGGTGGCGCCATGCCACCTGCGCCGGGCGCTGGCCCCGGTCCTTCCGGCGGGCCTCCCGCCGCCAGCATCCCTAACCTGCCCCCTGGCCAGTTACCGCTTGCGGCTGGCAATCCCCCCATCGGCGTGGCCCCACTGATGCAGCAAGCATTGGCGGGCCTCCCGGATGAAGAGATTGCTGCCCAGCAAGCGGATCGCTTATCCAGGGAAGCGTAAGGACTTATGACGACTGCTGCCGCTCCGCTTGACATCTCCGACGCCATCTCTGACGCCGTCTCAGCGGCGTTGCCCGTCCCCCAGCCAGAGGCCGTAGATGACGCTCCCCCGTCCGTACCGGATTCTTCCGAATCGCCTGCTGACGCCGAGGTTCCAGCCGACGTGGCTGACGAAGCGGCTGTACCAGCGGAGGATGCGGAAGGTGCCGCGAGTGATGAGCCGGGAGCGGAGGCGCCCAGCCTCCCGGACGGGTATGTGGCGGTTCCCACCGTCGCAGAAGGACTAGCGACCGAGTTCAAGCTGATGGACGCGGATGGGGAAGTCGAAGTCCCCGCGCTCATCGTGGAGTACAAGGCCAACGGCAAGATCCGACAGGACCGGCTGGATCAGGTGGTCAAGCTGGCCCAGTGGGGTGTGTACAATCAGGAGCGCGAACAGAAGCTCCAGCAGGAAACGCAGACGCAAGTCGAGTATGCCAAGCAGCTCTTGGCCGAGCGCGAGGCGCAGATGGAGCGTCTGCTCATGGATGACCAGTTCTTCGAGGCCGTCCGCGAAGCCTATGCGGAGGAGAATACCCCGGAGAAGCGGGTGCAGCGCGTTGAGCGGGAAAAGGAAATGCTCAAGGTGCAGCATCACATTGAAACGATCAGTCAGGCCGGAGAACAGTTCTACGGGACGGAAATCGCGCCAGCCCTGAGCATGATTGCAAAGGCACTGCCGTCCGTCAGTCCAGAAGAACTGGAATCCAAGTTGCAAATGGCGTTGCAAGCGCACGTCGAAGTAGCCCCCAATGGGGTGGCCTACGTTCCGCCGTCACGCTATGACGCCGTCCGTCAGTACATCCTCGAAGACCTGGCCTTGTGGGCGCAGGCTGCCCATGATCGCCGCGTTCAGCCAGCCAAGCAGGCGAAAGCCGCTGCTGAACTGGAACGTGCCCAGGTGGAAGCACAGAAGGCCAAGCGAGCTATTGGTCAAACGCTCAAGCCCGTGGGACAACCCGGAGTGACCGCTGACCGGCCAGCCAAGCCAAAGTCTATTGTGTCCGTCGATGATGCCGTTGAGAGTGCCCTTTCATCCGTGCTTTCGTCCATTCGCTAAATCATAGAGGGATGTATCCATGCCTGCACCGACAGTCATTACCGATGCGGAACTGACGGGTCTTCTGAAGAACGTCTATTCCCAGTACCGCGAGAAGGTCCAGAACCTCGTCACCCCGCTCCTCGCACAGCTCCAGAAGGCCAAGGCGGGTGGCCCCCGCAATATGCGCTGGGGCGGCAACAACGTGTTCTTCGACGTGGTCGTTGGACGCCCGTCCGGCTCCACGTTCTCCCAGAGCGGGTACTTCCCGCCTGACACCACGGCCTCCGAAGTGCAGGGCAATGTGGGCGTGGTTCGCGCCTACACGACCCGGCAGATCGACGGCCTCGCTTTTGTGGGCACCCAGTCGAAGGATGCCGCCTTCACCACCATCGCTACCAAGACGATGGAGGAAATCAAGGAGGCGTCCCAGATCCTCATGCAGCAGGCGCTGCACAACAAGGCGGACGGCGTGGTCGCGCTCGTCGGCACCGTGAACAGCACGACCGAAATCATCGTCTCATCCCCCTACGGGGTGTCGGGCGCTGGGCAGGGCGG